GTTATGGATCGGGAGAGGGCTATGGCTATGGCTCTGGCTCTGGCTCTGGCTCTGGCTCCGGCGATGGGGATGGCGAGGGCGATGGCGAATAATCAACAATCAAAACGGAGAGTGAGCATGATCGACTTACTGCGTTCAGGGATGTCAATCGCGATAATGACAATTTGTTTGTCTGCCATTATAGACAAGACAGGGGGTAATCTGCCTGCGGTCGGGTTCGGGATAAGTGTGGGGTGGGCTTTGGTCGAAGCTTACTTCGTGATTTTCAAGCGAGACAAGCCTTTGTCTGAGTAAAACGAGGAAGCCCCAACGCGCCAACGTCAGGACTTCGATAAACAATAAAACTAACAACAAATCTACAAAAATGACAGCACAAAACGAAATTAACATCTTTGACGATGAGCCTGTGTCCTTGGTAGAGGTTCCCAACCCGTTGAAAGACCTGGTGGGCACGAAAGGGAAAGCATCCCTGAGTGACCTCATCCGGCTCTATCAAGAGATTGAAGAGAAGCTCGTTGAGTCTGGTGGCCTTGCTGACTTCGGCGACCAGATGGCCGCAGTTGAAGAAAAGATCGAGACGAAGCTTGATAACTGCAAAGGGCTGATTGATTACTGGAAAGGACAGGTCAGCTACCTCGATGAGCGTGCAAAGGTGTTCAGTGCGAGAAAGGCTGGGATCAAAAACGGCATCGAGTGGCTCCGGAGCACGATGAAGAGCGCATTACTCCTTACCGGCAAAGAAAAAGTCAAGACGATTGATGGGACGTACTTCTTTACGGCACCGAAAACACCGGTCAAAATCGATGCAGAGAAGATGACTGACAAGTACGATGCAGCTCTGAGAAAGATCAATCTCCGGACTCATAATGTGGTGATCACCATTCCATCAACCATCCCGGACTTCCAGAAGACTATTGAGGAGTATCTCAAGAGCCCGATATCAGGATCAAAGATGTCGGTAACAGAGCCTGAGTACGATATCAAAGGCATTGCTGAACGGTGGACAAAGGGTAATCGCAGATGGCCGGCTTGGTTGACTCCGGCAGAAAAGACATTCACTATCCGATAACCAATTAATCAACAATTACCATGACACAAGAGCTCGCAGTTCGACAAACAGGAAGCCTCACCTCATACGCACTGCCTTTAGAGGAGATAAAAGCACAGGTAAACCTGATTCAGCACGTTATGCGCGATGTGATGAAAGACGGAGAGCATTACGGCACAATCCCGGGGTGCGGAGATAAAAAGGTACTAAAAAAGTCGGGGTCAGAAAAAATAATGATGACGTTTCGCCTGTCGAATGACACAGAAGTCGAAGTGCTCGACATGCCGAACAATCATAGGGAGTATCGAATCAAGTGCACGCTGTTTTCCCCTGATGGATTAAGGCTTGGTACTGGCGTTGGGAGTTGCAGTACGATGGAAGGTAAGTACCGGTATCGGGCTGGGACTGGTGACGTTACCTCAGTGCCAGTGCCCAAGTCATACTGGGACGCTCGTAATAGCGGTGATATGCAAAAAGCATCGAAAGTATTGAAAGACGCCGCTGCATCCGCTGGAATTGACGGGGAAAAGTTTGGTACAAAAAAGGGAGAAGCGGGCTGGATGATCGCGACGATCGTCGATAAGGCTGAGCATGATAACCCTGCCGACTACTACAACACGTGTCTCAAAATGGCGAAAAAACGAGCTCTTGTTGATGCTACACTGACAACGACGGCCGCTAGCGATATTTTCACTCAGGACATCGAGGATGATCCTGACCTTTACCGTAAGGGAGGATATCAACCAGCTAATGAAGAGACAAAGAAAGAGGAACCCGCACTTGTTCATGACGAAGCCAAGAAAGGGAACGCTCCGGTAAAGAAAGAGATTGCGGCTAAAAAGGATGAACCACAAAAGACTACTCAGGAGCTCCGCAGCGAGGCTCCATCACCTGAAGATATCAAGAAGTTTACGGCCGCTGCTCAGGCCGCGAAAACGCTGTTGACTGACAGCGAAAAGGTCGGCATGAATAACGAGCTTCGTGCGGGGTACACTGCAACAGGGATCCGGCTTGCGACAGATTTCTTGTATGAGGTAATTGCAAAGCGTACAGTTCCACAGCCTGCCGCCGATGTGGAAGGAGAGGCAGCATGAAGGAGATATGGGAGGGGAGGAAGAGTGGGGCTAAAGGAGACTTGGCGATAGCCGTTAAAGGCAGCCCCGCGAGTGCTGGGCGTATCGCCACTGTTCCGCATTACGAGGGTAGAGATGCCCGGCAGATAAAGATAGCTCATTTGATATCCGCCGCACCTGAACTTTATGAGACACTTACTGCATGGGTAGACTGGTTTAACGCCGGCCGCGATCCGTACAACGTCTCCTTCTTGGGGTTGCTTGACGAAACGGCCAGCGCTCTCAGAAAAGCGAGAGGGGTATCATGATAAAGTGGACTGATGAAATGGTCGATGCGCTGCGAGTAGCCTACCCGAATGGGAATACCCGTGAGACGGCCGTCAAGCTTGGCGTGTCCCTCTGTGCTGTGAAGTCAAAAGCCTATGAGCTTGGCATCAAGAAATCTGAAGCCTTTTTAATCGCGCAGAGGGATAGGTGCATCGCTGGCGGCGCAAAGTATCGCTTCAAAAAGGGCACCGTGGCTTTTAACAAAGGGAAGAAAGGGTGCATCACCATGAGGCGAAATGTTACTGATGCCATGAGAGCGACGATGTTCAAGGCTGGTCACAAGCCACACAATACGACATGCGACGGGCACGTATCAGTAACCATTGATAAGCGGGGAGCTAAACAGCTCAGAATAAGAATAAGCGAGAAGAATCATGAGTTTTTGTCCAGGCATAACTACAGAAAAGCCTTTGGGGAAATCCCCCGTGGCCACTGTATCAAATTCAAGGATGGGAACTCGATGAACTGCGACCCGGACAATCTAGAGTGCGTATCACGGACACTGCATATGCTGCTCAACTCTAAGCACAGGTATACCCGAGATATCGCCGAAGTAAAAGAAGTCATCTGTTACATCAAACAAGAAATCAAGGAGCCCCGCAATGCCTAAAACTAAAATGAGCGACCTGAGAGAGCATCTTTTTGAAGTGCTGGAACGCCTTAAAGACCCTGAACCGGAAACACCGATGGATATCGACACGGCGAAAGCAATAGTTGGTGTTGCTGATACCATCATTGACTCGGCGAGGGTGGAAAACGAATACCTGCGAGAGATGTCTCGGCTCTATACGGACGGCGGCGGATCTTTTTACGATCAAAAAAGCAGTCTTTTCCTTCCTGAATCCGAAGCTAAAAACTAATGTCAATCGTTTCAGTCTTTAAAAACTGCTACTCAACCGCGTCTGTGGAGGATATCGAGTTCCTTGACGTTCTCCATAGGATAAAAGGGGGGTACTGGCAAGACGAATACTTCACTTATCGATCGACGCTTAAAAATAACGGCCCTGACGCCCCGGGGACAAAAAAAGCGAAAGAGCAACTGGCGTGTTTCGCTCCGTCGGGGCAATTCTCCGGCGGCAGAAGGCGCGCGAATCTTATCGGGCACTCTGGAATACTGAATATCGATATCGATGCAAAGCATAACCTTGGCATTGATTTGCCGGAATTCAAAGACACTCTTTTCGGAGATAAACATATCTATGCCGGTCATTTGTCCGTGTCCGGACAAGGAATAAGTCTCTACGTCAAGATCAACCCGGAAAAGCATATCGAGAGCTTTCTTGCGATGGAGAGGTATTTCGCTGAAGAGTTCAAGATCATCATTGATCCAGCCTGTAAGGACGTGACCAGGCTTCGGTTTGTCGGGTATGATACTGACCTCTACATCAACGAGCGGGCTGTGCGGTGGGGGAAGTATGAGAAAAAAGAGGCTGTAGATTTCCAGCGGAAAAAGGTGGCCTGCTGCAACTCTGATACTGAGTACGTCCTGCAACAGATTGAGCGGGATAGGCGCGACATCACGACCAACTATGCTGACGGGGTAAAGATTGCGTTTGCCTTCAATACGGAGTTTGGCGAGGCGGGCGTTGACTTTTTTCAGCGAGTTTGCCAGTTCCGTAAAGGGTACGATCCGGCAAAGACGGCACTGAAATACAAGCAGTGCACCGGGTCAAGAGACGTTTCTATTTCTTCCTTTTTTTGGATTGCCAAGCAGGCTGGGTACGAGATCACCGCGCCAAAAACCAAAGAGATCATCAAGGCCGCGAAGCATGCCAGAAAGGCGGTGACTGCTGGCGTTGAACCGGAAGCATCGGCAAAAGAAGGGGCTGTCCGCTACGCTGTTGAAATGCAGGGGGAGTCGCCGGAAAACGCGAAGAAGCTGGTTGACGCGGTATTTGGTGGTGCGGCAGCAGGGGAAAAGGAATGCGCTGATGAGATCTATGAGTTCATCAAGCGGGACATCGAAGGTAAGAGGCTGCGCAGGAACCTGATCAACGACTGCATTGAGTACGAAAGCGAAAAGATTGTGGATAAAACGCTATGCAAGTTTATGGTCGAGTTGCGGTCGAAGTATGGTTCATCGAAGGTTAAGCGTGACGTGCTGCTTGAGCTTATCGAGACCTCAGCGAAGGATTACAACCCTATTCTTGAGTTTTTTGAAAAGAACCGCCATAAGAGCCCGAAAGGCTGCATCGATGCTGTGATCGATGCGATTTCAGGGCGCGTGGATGCTCTTGCAGAAGGAGAGGCGAAAGAGTTTCGCCGGTACTTCATCCGAAAGTGGTTGCTTGGTATGGTTTCCGGATGGCATGGCACGTATTCCCTGCTTACCCTGGTACTTGTCGGTGACCAAGGAACAGGAAAGAGCAAGTGGTTCAGAGGCCTGTTTCCCGAAGAGTTGCAGCCATACTACGCGGAAGCAAAAATGGATGGAGATAAGGACCATCTCACGCTGATGACAACCAAGGCGCTGATTCTCGATGATGAGTTTTCAGGAAAGAGCAGAAGAGAGGAAGCGCTTTTCAAGGAAATTTCCAGCAAGCAAGAAATCACCATCAGGAAACCATACGCCCGCATGGCGGAAACGCACCGGCGTATTGCAGCACTGGCCGGAACAACTAATGACGAAAACATCAAAGGAGATTTGACCGGAAACCGGAGAATCCTTGCAGTGCATGTGTCGTCCATTGACTGGGAGCTTTACAACTCAGTTGACAAGGTTGATTTAATGGTGGAGCTTTACAAGGAGTGGAAGCAGGTTGGCGACGGCTGGATGCTCACAGGCAAAGACATTGCTATGCTCAATGGCGCAACTGACCGGTACCGGGAGATATGCCCAGAGGAAGAGCTTTTGGTTAAGTATTTCGACCCGCCGGAAAAGGCGTTGCCGGGTGCCTTCATGAGCAACACAGAGATTTTTAACGAGTTATCAGGGAAGCTGAATGGAAGTTCAATACGGCTCAGCCAAAGGAAGCTTGGGCAGGTGCTCAAGAAGCATGGGTATACGTTTAAGCAGATCAGGGCATCTTATGCGAGGTCGTGGTCTTACAATATCCAGAGGAGGATTGCTCCTGAAGATATAAAACCTATTACAGCGCAATATCATGAAACAGCTCTTATGCCGTTTTGACCGTGACACCTCTTGCATGACGTGACAAAAATAGAAACCGTGACACGACCTGTGACAGTTAACGCTTTACTCTGTATGTATTTATTCTTTTGTCACAGGAAGAAAATAAGAAATAAAGGAAAAAGAGTCTCAAATAAAAACTACACACATGATCACACACACACACATCACTATGAAAAAGGAAAAGTTTCAAAAAAGGTGTTCAAAGATGTGACTACCTGTGACACACAAAATACAAATGGTTATGCAGCAAGAGTTTAAGCTTGTCACGGGAACAAAGCCTCTCGAATTGCGCCAATATCAGCAGGAGATGGTAAACCAATTGCGGGCAGCGTTCGCGTCAGGGAAAAAACGTCTGGTGATGCAGATGCCTACCGGCGGAGGAAAGACCGCAGTTTTCACCGATATCACCCGGCGCGTTACCGAAAGGGGCGGGAAAGTGATGATTGTGACAGACCGAAAGGAGTTGCATCAGCAAGGAGGTAATGCTCTGGCTAGACTTGGCGTAGTGTACCGAGAGCTTAGCGCAAAGACAACGAGGCTTGATGATTCACCGGTCACTATGGCTATGGTTGAAACTCTCAAGCGCCGCCTGATCAAGCCTGATTATGCTGCTTTTGTAAAAAGGTTCAAGCTGATCATCATCGATGAATGCCATAAAAATACGTTTAACCGGTTATTTGATGCGCTCGACGAAGAGCAGCTGGTCATTGGCGCAACTGCCACACCGATCAGGACAGGAAAAATGAGGGCGCTCAAGGCTGATTATGACGGGATAATCAACGGCCCTGAAATTATCGATCTGGTAGAGCAAGGGTTCCTTTGCCCTGAAAAAGCCTATGGCGTAAGTGTTGATCTGTCAGACGTGAGAATAACGGCCGGAGAGTACAACGAGGGTGATATGGGCAAGGTCTACGGAAAACGCAAGTTGTTTGATGGGGTCATCGAGAACTGGCGAGAGTTTGCCCTGGGGAAAAAGACTCTGGTGTTTTGCGCTACAGTCGAAAACTCCATGAACCTTGCGAAAGGATTTCTCGATGCCGGATTCAGAGCAGCCCATCTCGATGCCGAGACTCCAGAGAAAGAGAGAAACGCAATCCTGAGAGATTTTGCCAACGGGACGTATGAAGTGCTCTGTAATTGCGGGATCCTAAACACAGGGTACGATTGCGCATCAATCGAGTGCATCATCCTTTACAGAGCGACAATGAGTCTGCCGCTGTATCTCCAGATGTGCGGACGCGGAAGCAGGCCGTATTTTGGAAAGGAATTTTTCATCATCCTCGATTTCGGGCAGAATGTCCAGCGCCATGGGTTTTGGAGAAATCCCCGTAAATGGTCACTCGATATAAAGGCCAAAAAGAAAAGCAAGAAAGTAGGGGAGATGGTTATGGCGGTTTGCCCGTCATGCAAGGCGCTCCTCCCTGCGAGAGCAAGAAAGTGCCAGTTCTGCGGTTGGGAAAAGGAAATGGAGGCGAATGAGAAAATGATCATCAAGCTTAAAGAAATGACCCCATCGGAAATCTTGCGGTTTTCTGAGACAGCAAGTGTAGAAGAGCTGGAAGCTATCAGGCATGCCCGTGAGTGGAAAATTGGGTTCGTATTGCACCGTTTTAGGTCGATGAAAGACTTTATCGACTACGAGCACCTGAAGGGCTACAAAAAGGGGTGGGCGATGACAAATGGAAACAGGTACCTAGGGATTGAGTCAGGATGGGAAAAGTGGTATGGAACGCGAGAGCAGGAATCAAAACAGGCAGGGTATGAGTCAGCAAGAGAGCGGTTTGGAGATGACGATGCAGTGCCTGGCGTTGTCAATAATTTATCAACAGCGAACGTCTTTGATTGATGGACAAGAACGAAGGACGTATACATCAGGACTGTTACGTGTGGTTCCACAACAGATTTCCGGATCTCAGAGGTCTGTTGTGCTATAACCTTAACAACAGCCGGAACGGGATTGATGGGGCGAGAAACCGATCGAAAGGCGTGCAGGCGGGCAGGGCTGATTTTACACTTTATTACCAAAGGGAAGCAGTGATGATCGAAATGAAGGATGGCAGTGGAAGGCAGAGCGCTGAACAAATGGCTTGGCAGAAAGTGGTAGAGTCGCATGGGTTCCAGTATTCCCTATGCAGGACGTTGGAAGAGTTTAAAGGAGTGGTTCTCGGAATAATCAAAAACTAAAAACAACCATGGCAAAAGGCGTTAACAAGGTGATCCTCTTAGGCCGGCTTGGAAGTGATCCGGAGAGTAGGCAGGCAGGAACGACGACAGTGGCAAACTTCACAATCGCCACGTCAGATAAGTACAAGGACAAGCAAGACCAGTGGCAGGAGCGGACTGAATGGCATCGGGTGGTTGCTTGGGGAAAGCTGGCTGATATCTGCGCTCAGTACCTGCGCAAAGGGTCACAGGTATACGTTGAGGGAAAGCTTCAGACTAGAAGTTACGAAAAAGACGGAGCGAGGCATTATGCCACAGAGGTTGTTGTAAGCGAGATGCAGATGCTTGATGGTAAGCCGCAGGGTGATGACAGGTCGCCATACCATGAGCCAGCGCAAACATATCGAGCGGAACCGACCTCCGTAGATAGAGATGAATTACCGTTTTGATTATGAACGACAAACTGACCATAAAACAGGAAGCGTTTGCTCAAGAGGTCTTCAAAAGCGGGAAGCCGGAGAAAGCTTTGGTCGTAGCTTATCCAACTTGCGCGAAGTGGAAACCAGAGTCTATAAGGGTTAAAGCGTCTCGAATGATGGCTAAGGCTAACATTACACTACGGATAGAGCATTTACAAGCCGAAGCCGCAACATGGCTTGAAATGAACGGTGGAGGTATATACCGAAACGTACTGCACAACCTTGAGTTTCACGTTTTACCGATTAAGCGCAGGTCAACGGAATCTGAACAGGAAATCTTTGGATATACAGAGAAACAGATTTGCGAGAAGCAAGGGAGCACCGGGAACTTGAAATAGCGCACCATTTCTAAGCAAGGTTGAAAAGTTATAACAAAAAGATATAAGGTGTTGTGTTTATAAAAAAGATGGCTTAAAACACGATTATGAACGATATTTCAAAAGAACCAACTATCCAGGATTTGCAGCAAGAAGTTATGCGGCTGCGAAAGCGTAACCAACGACTTAATGATGAGCTTAAGGGGACGAAGGGTGTTATCGAACATTTGCAGACGAAACAGTATGTGGATCAAGGGAAAAAGATTACTGAAGGATTAAGGGAAATATTGAATGAGATTATGGATAGCGGGAATGTTAAACCAATGGGCATGAGGCGGCTATGAAACCGCACGTTAAACATTATCTGGATTATTTCGGGTATGGAATGGATGATGTTATTCTGTGCGAAATATGCAACTGCGTAGCGACAGACGTACATCACATTGAAAGGTGTGGAATGGGTGGAGGTCATAAGATGCTTGACGAGATCAACAACATCATGGCGTTGTGTCGTGACTGCCATGAAGAGTTTGGGGATAAACGTGAGCACAAAAAGATGTTGAGAGATGCACATAAACGGGTAATGGATAACGCATGAGTATTCTTAAGCCGTGTAGGCATGGTGGATGTAACGAACTTACAGATAGGCGAGATAGTCTTTGTTTGAAGCACGTCAGGCAGATGTGGCGGGAACAGAGCGCGAAGATGCCAACATCTCATGAACGTGGGTATAATGGGCAATGGCGCAAAGTCAGGGCGCGGAAGATAACGATGAATCCTTTTTGCGAGATGTGTGAAGCTGAAGGGCGCGTTACGTTGACATACTTAGTGCATCATAAAGACAGAGATACAACCAATAATCGAGATGATAACTTAATGTCGTTATGTGTCCACTGTCACAGGGTAGTGCACAATGGCGAAATATATGGCCGTAAAGAATGGAAAGGAAACAATCAAACAAGGACAGAATAATGCGTATAACGTTGATGGATATCAATACGGGTAAAATCGTAACATTCGAGTCAACAGAATCAGTTTATCAATGGACAGAAGGAAACTGTAATTGTGATTGTAATAGGTCGATGTTCTTTGAAGATCATGATCCAGATTATGCTGATGATCCAGAGAATATCTTATGCGAAAGCAAAAGGTCCTATGTTACGGATGTAAGTGGTGATATCGACGGCATGAGTAAAGATGATTTTTTGTTTGAGTGCAATCAAGATTACCCACAAAGAATAGAGGATGTGTTGAGAGTCTTAGGCCGGAGGGAGAGCAAGGAGAGCGATGGTCAGACGG